TGTTAGACAAAATGCTTTTAATTAGATTCTTGGATAAAGATTTACCCAGAATTGGAATAGCATTCCGTCGGACGGCCATAGCATCGAAAACTCCTTCAACTATAACCAGAGGATATTCCCAATTGATCATATTCTCAAAGAAAATAATATCTCTGGAGGTAGATGGATTTTTATATTTACTATAGGCGTTTTCGTATGTGCGAGTTACGAAAAAGTTTAATTTGTTGTTTGAATCGTAAGACGGGATTATGATCCGGCCGGAATATTCTCCGGACGTACAATATCCGATGTTATATTTTAGAAAGTCGTAGTCGGTGAGTCCTCGGGCGAAAAGATACTTTTTGATCTTGTTGGCTATTACGCTTTGGGACGATGATCCGGCCAAGGGTTTAAATTCTTTCGGAAGTTCTACGATCTGGTCGAATTCATAATCGATCCGTTGGCCTTTTTTGATCAGAGAAAGAATAGGGTAGGCCTGGTCGGGTGGGATTCGGAGCTGGCGGAGTAGAGATTTAACCGTACGTCCGCGGGTATGACAAACCCAACATGCAAATCTATTTTCTCCTTTTTCATCTGTAATCATACTAATTTCAAGCTTGGGCTTTGCATGATTGCAGAAAGGACAATGAAATGCATAATTGCTTTTAGACTTTTTTACACCTCTGCCCAGTATATTTTCTAGACCTGCAAGTAAGAGTAGTTCGTTATTCATAACAGAGTCACTAAGTTTCTTCTAACGTAAAAAGATATGTTTTTATCTAAATTATTTTCTCTTACTAGTTCTGTGATACTACCATACTCTTTTTTCGTAGGGACGTATATACATTTTCTGGCTCTTGGATTTTGTGATCCTTTTCTACTTTCTGATAAGTTAACTCTTCTTCTTTCTCTAGATTCGGGCGATATAAAGTGTATAAAATTTTTACTTCCTAAATTCCTTTCTCTTTGTATTTGCTTTTTTTCTTCCGAAAACATTGGATTATTCTCTTTCATTCTCTTTGAAAGCTTTTCTCTCTTTACCTGCCCTTCTTCTGTTTTATAAAACTCTTTTTGATGTTCCGAAGAAGTAATTCCGTTCGTAATTCCTCCGGGTGCTATATTACATACCGGTTTATGTTTTTCAACTAATTCTTTTTCAAGTTCATAAGCTTGATCTTCTGTTAAATTATCTTGTATAATACTTACCGTATATTGCCTACCTCGTGTCTCTTCTTTCCACTTTTTACTTCTGTACTTAGAATACGCTCTATTTTTACATCCTTTTCCGATATAAAAAACTTCTTGCGTATCTTCAAATTTATGCTCATATACGTAATACATACCCGTAATATAATAAAACTTTAACTAAAATCCAACTATTCTTCTATAACTATCTGTAAATCCGAATCTCCTTTAATCACCCGATGATATTCCATCTTAGGTATAAAGATAGAAACTCCTTCTTTAAGTTCAACCGGGAGTTGGTTTTCTATCTGAAAATACCATCCTTGGCCTTTGATCACGGTTACTTTCCGGTCTTCTAGATCCCGGTGCCATACAAGCTCGTGTTCGTCTATGTTCTGGTCAAAAGTTCTATAAACAACCTTTTCCGAAACCTTTGTATCTGAGTATGGGTTCATTACCAGTATCCGGAGAAGTTTTTGTTTCCTCCCAGACTCTTCCAGTAACGTCCTATGTTACAGCTCCAGTATCCTGCTTTGGTTTTGTCTTTCTTTTCTGAACAACGATGACGTTTGGCAAAATTAGCTCTTGCCCCCGGTTCGTTGATCTTCACGGTCAAGTTACCTGAGTCTCCAAAGTTTACTTTCTTTATATTTTTTGTTTTCGGATCTTTAACGTAAACGTAGAATTTTTTAGGCCCGCCTCTTTTAGGTTTATTCAGCTGGACATCTTTGCCTTTGTATTTGGCTTCGTCTAGACCTTCTTCAAGCATAGGAAGATCCAAAGGTACTTTCTGTCCTTCGAAGATCCCCCACCGGCCGATATCCGTATTTTGTAGAAGATCTACATCCGGGAGGGGTAGTTCTAGCATTCCGGTTTTCCATAGGTCTCGGGCTTCGGCAAAAAGCTCTATGAAAGCATCTGAGGAGTATCGGTAGATGTTTTCGGAGATTGGAAGTTTGTGCTTGAGGTGATACTCAAGTCCGGGAGTAGTGTTTATAATGTCTATAAGTTTTATCATTTTGTTTTTCCCCATTTGGTTCCTTTACCCGGGTCTTTACATTTGGCCGGAGTAGGCCGGCAGGCCGGATATTTAGATCTCTTTTCACCTTCTTGACGTCCGCAAGGCTTATATCCAACTATTTTTCCGTCTTTCCGGATAGGTGCATTACAATCCACCCACCCTTTTGACTTTCCTGGTGCACCCTGGCGGCTAAACCATTTACGTAGACTTTCATCTTCTTGGAGGATCTGGGTGAATATTTCTTTTACGTCTTTCCAGATTTCTCCTTTTCGACATCTAACTACGGCCCCGGAAGCATAAGCCGACGGCCATACGTCATATTTTCTTTTTGCTATTCTAGTACATCTATCATCTTTTTCGGCCAGGATTTCCCATACCAATTGTTCTAATAGTTCTCTGGTCATTTTTACCGGCTTGTATCCAGATCCGTAGGGAGCGGCTTTTCCGTCTTGAGGATCGGCTGTTTCTAAAATGATGTTAGTTATTTTCATAATTTTAAAAATCTATCATTTTCCATTCGCCGTTTTTATTCTGCATAACATTTTCGTCGTGAAGATCTATGTTATACAGATCTGGTTCTCCGGTTAATTTTTGTATATCATGAAGGAGTTGGGTTCCAAATTTAAGAGCTTTTAAAACTATCTCCATTTCTGAGCTAGATAGCTTGGTTTGCTTTTCCGGGTCACGTCCGTCGGCTTCATAAGCTGCTCGGATAAATTCATTAGCAAAATCCGAGTTTATCTTCCCGCCGTATTCTGGATCTTCTAGAGCTTGGTCTAAATATTTTTGAATCCATCTGAGTAGTTGATCTTCATCTATACTAGATAACCCAGACCAATCGATCGGGTAGCAAAATTCTTGAATACGGATTTGGGCCGGAACTTTTTCGCCTTCTCTGTTTACGCCTTTGACGTTTATAGACTTGTATACTTTTACAAACGAAGGTAAATTTTGACCTTTTAATATATCAGCTATTTCTATTTCATCCGGGTCTAGGCTAACTTTTAAGACTGCGTCTTGGCCTTTTAATTTCCAAACTCTACCGCCTTCTCCGGATTGAAATTCACGGCCGTTGATTTGATCAAATTCATCTGTTCCGGCCAGCTTCTCTAACTTTGTGCCAGAATCTTGCATCCATTTTTTAAGGTCGGTCCAGGTTCTAACACCGTAAAGATCTTCAATACCTTCTAATATCATTTTAAAAAATCCTTTCGGTAGAATTTAGCCAGAATGTTATCATTTATATAAATAGAATCTGGTTCAATAACACCTTTCTGAAAGAGATATTTACATTCGTAATAAGTTAATAATTTTTTAGAAGGAACTAAAATTAATATTTCTCTGGTAAAGTTTTCTTTACCTTCTTCTTTTAGAATCTTTTTAATCTCCGGATGGGATCCATAATACTCCATCCAATCTGATTCTTTAACTACCTTCCGTTTTTTCTTTTCTCCTTTGAGCGGGGCCAGAGTCCGGTTAAAATATAGGACTTTTTTCCCTATGTACTTTCTTCCGGTCGGAAGGTGGGTAACTTCGTAAATAAAACCGTAAGTATTTTCCGGAAAGTCTTCGATAGACTCAATCTTCCGGTCTTGATATAACCACATTGTGTAATAAGTTAAAATTTTACTACAGTGTCCACCATTGGTTTTTAGGTATCTCTTTAAAGTCTTTATCAAACAGTGATGATTTCATGCCCATACCGTAACCGAAATTATCGTAGTATATAAGATCACCGTTGGGTAATTTTCCTGTTATTACAAAGTTTATAGCACTATTATTTTCAAATGCTATAAAATCTTCCCACTTAACGTTAAAGATATTTTGTATTCTTTCTAAATTATTTTGTGTAGTAATATGAAAAGAATTTATATAATCTTTATAGTTTCCTTTTATCCCGTACCCTGCTCTTCTTTTTCTTCCTAAATTTAAAGAAACGGTTTCATTAGATGCATCAACAAGTGTTCGTAATTTTGGCGTTTTTGCTGTACTTTTACTGGTGGTGCTCGTAGAATCATCTGCATACTTGGATGTAAATTCTTTGTAAAATTTACTTAAAGATTTGAACTCCTTACCGTCAAACTCTATAAAGTTGTAGGAAGGTATTAGTTTTAAAGTTTTTTCTGTGTTCTCGAAGTGTACTGTATAGGTTGTTGCCTCAACCATATAACTATCAGAAATTCTGCTTATACCGTACACGTTGAAAACTTCTACAGACTTAACAGGGAGTTTTACTACATAATCAAACTTGGTCGTGGGTAGCTTTAAAAAGTCTTCCTTTGATATGTTACCTATTTTTTTTATTTTAGTAAATTTAGTTCCATAAACTTTCCATTGTATGTCCGATAGTGAGATAACTTCTAGGAATTTTGAGATCGGTTTTCCGCTTATTTTTACTTTATTGTAAAACTGCTTTGGTATATCGAATTTATTAACTGTACTTATGTCATAACTGTTTACTCCTATCTCAATATTTTCTACTATAGGTAACAACTGTTTAAGTATATCAGCTACTTCTTGTTCGTTTTTCCAGTTATGAATAACAAGTTCTTTGCATTTAAAATTAGGTGAAGGCGTAATCTTATTTACATTTCTTAAAAGAACTTGTTTTACTACACAGTTGGGTAGAACTACTTTAGGTGTATCTATCAGGTACAGGCCGGTGTCTATTCTTTCAACTAGGGATAGATCAACAGGTTTAGAGAAATTTACTATGCTTAAAGAAGAACATTCTAGCTTTTCAGAAAAAGTTAAATTGTCTACATTAGTTAGTTTTATATCTTTGGATACTACTCTAGGTAGTTTTACAGATTGTACATCAAGTAAAGATAGGTGATTTATTTCCTGTATGTTAGATAAATCTAAATGATTTTTTTGATTTTTTATTTCTAAATTTTCTAAACGTACTAGATCTTTAGGAAATTCATCTAACGGTTCTTTAATAAATATAGTTCCTATCAACATACCGTAACTACCTTTTAATACTTTAAAAAGATAGTTATAATTAGTAGATTTAGATTTATCGTTTTCCATAAATCTTAAAATTTTACAAGAAAAGTTAGGCGGGATAATTAACTTTCCTGTAGATCTTATGATTAGTCCTTCTATTTCTTTATTAGGTAGGGTTACCTGTGAAGTCTCGAATAGAGACAAAGATTCTATCTGGAGAGTAGATAGATCTAGATCGTTAGAAGTGTTAGTAAAAGTAATATGATTACATTTAAAATTTTTAGGAAAAGTAAGGTTTCCTCTAGTAGTAGATATATAGACATTATTTTTTACTTCTTGCGGAAGTATCACATCATTTACATTATGTATTTTTAGTTCTTTAATTTCTTTAATATTGGACAGATCTATTGTATTACCCTGACTGGTTATTTGTAGATGATTTACTTTTGTAATCTGTTTAGGAAAGGAAGGTATACTATACTGTATATACAAATCAGATTTTGTTGATTGATTTTTAATATAGTCTAGGAGTTTTGCATATTCGGATTGTTCTAGCTTTTTTTGTCTAACTTCTACATCTTTAGGTACAAGTTTATCTTTCCAGCTTTCTTGTTCGTTTAAGGATTTCTTAGCTCTCATTCCTATTAGTTTTACTCCGGGTGCCATTTGTAATATTTCATCTCTGGTGTATTTTTGGGTAAGAGGTGTGTTAAGTGCCCATAACATACCTTTTACTTTCAAGGTACTTGGCAGGAGAATAATGGATGTATTAGATATGTACAAGTCTTTACCTACTTCTAATCCTTCCGGTAAGGAGGTAATAGATGTATTTTTTAAAAATAAATCACCTCCTACCTTTAATCCATCTGGTAAGGAGTTGATAGGTGTATTTATTAAAAATAAATCACCTCCTACCTTTAATCCATCTGGTAAGGAGGTAATAGGTGTATTGCCTAAATATAAACTACCTCCTACTTTCAGTCTGTCAGGTAAGGAGTTAATAGGTGTATTGTCTAAATGTAAAGTATCTCCTACTTTTAATCCATCCGGTAAAGAAGTAATAGGTGTATCGGTTAGCTGTAAACTACCTCCTACCTCTAATCCATCCGGTAACGAAGTAATTTTTGATCTAGATAAGTATAAACTACTTCCTACCTTCAGCCCATCCGGTAAAGAAGTAAGGTATGTATTAGATAAATCTAAATCTCCTTTACTGCCGTTTTCTATATATGTCTGTA